CAAAGACTGGAAACCGCTACCAGATTGGAGAGGCGAAAGTATATCCTAAAGCTATTTACCAAGATCCTGAAAAATATTTTACTCCTGAAATCATGCAAGCATTAGACGAATGTGCAGCAAAGGAGTTTCTTTACGGTGCTTAAATTAACTGATTATGTTAGAACCTATCCTGAACAGATTGGTCCAGATTTATGTGACTCTATCATTGAAGCATTTCATAAATCCGACAGCGTATATGTCGATAGAGAAGAACGACCAACCTTCCACGACTTAAATATATCTCAAAGATTTATAGCAAAGGATCCTCTATGGATGGGGATACAAATGACTTTGCAAAATGTTATGCTTGCAACCATAGAAAAGTATATTAATGATACTGATTGTGGTTATGATTTTCCTTCGAGGTATAACTTTGAACAGTTTCGTATGAAGATGTACGAACCTAATGGAAAGGATCAGTTTAAAGACCATGTTGATGTTGGTGATCATGCATCAGCAATAAGATTTTTAGTTGCTTTCTTATACTTGAATGATGTAGAGGAAGGTGGAGAGACTAATTTTCCTAAATTAAATTATGCAGTTAAGCCAAAACGTGGTAGTATACTAGTATTCCCACCAACGTGGCAATACAGACATGCAGGATTACCACCTGTATCAGGTAACAAATATATCATAGGAACTTATTTGCATTATACTATGCAAGGAATGACTCAGACTATCCTACCATGAATCTAGAAGTCACTATTCTTAGTAACCTCATTCACCATGAGGAATACGCACGTAAAGTATTACCTTTTTTAAAATCAGATTACTTTACCTCTACACCTCTTAAGATAATCTTCTTAGAGGTGCATGAATACATAAGTCAATACAATGCATTACCATCATTGAATGCTATTGGTATTGAGTGTCAAGAAAGAACTGATCTTACAGAAGAACAGTTCAAGGATATTACTGTTGTACTAGAAAATTTAACTGATGAGAAATCTGAATTTGATTGGATAGTTGATACTACAGAGAAGTGGTGTCAAGAGAGAGCAATCTATCTTTCTCTTATGGAGAGTGTTAAGATTGCAGATGGACAAGATTCTAAACGTGATAAGGGAGCAATCCCACAGATTTTAAGTGATGCATTGGGTGTGTCCTTTGACCAAAATGTAGGACATGATTACTTAAAAGATTCTGATGAAAGATACGACTTCTATCATAAGAAGGAAGATAAGATCCCATTCGACTTGGAGTTTTTCAACAAGATTACAAAGGGTGGTCTCCCAAATAAAACTCTTAACATCGCTCTTGCGGGAACTGGTGTGGGGAAGTCTTTGTTCATGTGCCATGTTGCTGCATCATGTTTACTTGAAGGTAAGAATGTATTGTACATTACTTTGGAGATGGCTGAAGAAAAGATTGCGGAACGTATTGATGCAAATCTTTTAAATATACCTATTCAAAAATTACATGACCTACCAAAGGTTATGTTTGAAAATAAGATTAGGAATTTAGGTAAGAAGACACAAGGTAAGTTAATTATTAAAGAGTATCCTACTGCCTCTGCACATGTAGGACATTTTAAATCATTACTTAATGACCTTGCATTAAAAAGAAGTATTAAACCTGACATTATATTCGTAGATTACTTAAATATTTGTGCCTCTCAAAGGTATAAAGGATCTATTGTAAACTCGTATACTTATGTCAAAGCAATCGCAGAGGAACTTAGGGGTCTCGCAGTTGAGACGAACGTTCCGATTGTATCTGCCACTCAAACTACTCGTAGCGGGTACGGTAGTTCTGATGTGGACCTTACTGACACCTCTGAATCTTTTGGACTCCCTGCTACTGCTGACCTTATGTTTGCCCTTATTTCTACAGAAGAGTTGGAAGGTATGAATCAGATTATGGTCAAGCAGTTAAAGAATCGATATAATGATCCTACAATGAACAAAAGATTTGTTATAGGTATTGACAGAGCGAAGATGAGGCTGTATGATGTAGAACAATCTGCACAATCAGATATTGCAGATTCAGGTCAAGAAGACCAACCAGAAATAGTAAAGAAATTTACTGCTAAAAAATCATTTGCCGAATTAAAGTATGATTGATCTTAAAAAGTATGCTCAATTTGTTGATGGTGTAACCTCACAAGAGAGCAAAGATAGTGAAGCCTTCACTCATCGTATAGCAGATTTATATTATCAAGATTTTGATACTCATAGATTGCTTACTGCTGCTGTAGGATTGTGTGCTGAGTCGGGTGAGTTTACTGAGATTATTAAGAAGATAATATTTCAAGGTAAACCAGTGAATGATGAGAACTTATGGCATCTTAAACGTGAGTTAGGTGATGTTATGTGGTACGTTATGCAAGCATGTATGGGTTTGGGAGTAGACCTAGATGAGGTCATTGAAATGAATATAGATAAACTTAAGTCAAGATATCCAGGTGGTGAGTTTGATGCTCACTATTCTGAAAATCGTAAACAAGGAGATTTGTAATGCCGTTAACAGAACAAGTTCAGACATCTCTAAGAGATGCTCAGAGTGAATTGAAAAATGCCTTAGCATTTTCTGCTCGTAATGAAGAAACATATGTTTCTAAACATATTGCTGATATGTTAGCAAAGATTGATACCCTTATTGACACACATGACATATTAGAGAATTTAAAAAATGAGCTTCCTTGAGGATAAAATCAAAACTACTAAGGAACGTATAAAGGAATTAGAACTTCTAATATCAGCTTGGCAAAAACTACTCGACAAAAAGAAAAATGAGTGAAACGGATAACCTTAAACCAGGTAGTTACATAGACACTCAAGGAATGGGTGGTCCTATGACTCCAGAAGACCTTGCGAAGTGGAAAGCAGAGGGTCATAAGCAGGTGTATAAACCTGCTATTATTAAACCTCGTAGGTTATTCACTGAAACATATGTTAAGGAAATGAAGATCCTTATTAATGAAGTACTAGATGAACGTGAACATAAGAAGAGAATGGCAGGAGCATATGATGATGTGAAACCATTACCTCCATCTTATTTTGATACGGAACATTTTAAACATAGTATTGATGAACCCGAACCACCTTATGAGGCATGGCAATGATTAGAAAATGGTTTAAAGATATTGTTAAGGAAGCACTCATTGAGTGGGAACAGGAAGTAGAATACCTTGGTCGAACAGGGTATAAGTGGGAGAACAATCAATGGGTTCCCACTGAAGTCCAACCTTTACGTCTAGACGAAATTCAAGAATGAGAACTCAACGCAAAGAAAACTATTACTATGTTTTCTGGACTGTAGCAATGATTGCTTTTATAGTCCCTCAAGTATTCACTGCTTATGCATACATGAGCATTAAAGGTCTATTGGATAATCCCATAGATGTTGAGATTAAAAAGATGCCACCATACCAAGTGGAGTATAAAAAATGAGACTAACTCAAGAAGTAATTGACAAAATCCAGATAGCAATGACTCACAAGAAAATGAATGGTGAGACTAACTGGAAAGATGGTGACGAGATAGATGTCTGTCTTGGTGGAACATTTGCTGGTGATAAGTTCATTAGTATAATCAATAGAACACGTAGTAACACAACTAAACAATGAGACTAGGAGTAATGTGTTCTGGGAATGGATCTAATTTCGAGAACATCCATCATGCATGTCCTAAACATGATATTGTTATAATGGTTTATAACAAAAAGAAAGCTAAAGCAAGGAAGAGAGCAGAAAATTTAAACATTCCATCATGCTATAGTAAGGATGAGGATGAGATTATTGCATTGTTTAATGCTTATGAAGTAGATATGATTGTCATGGCAGGTTGGATGAAGGTAGTGTCTAAGAAATTTTGTGATGAGTTTGCAGGACGTATTATAAATCTTCATCCTTCTTTGTTACCTAAGTATAAAGGTCTGCACGCTGTAGAACAAGCACTTAAAGCAGGTGAAACTGAAACAGGATGCACAGTGCATTTTGTAAATGAGTATCTTGATTCGGGTGCTATAATAAAACAACAAACAGTACCTATATTACCTGGTGATAATGTTGAATCATTAACTAGAGCAATACAGCAAGCAGAACACAGTCTTCTGCCTTCAGTTATCAATGCTTTCTAAAGATCATAGACTACGTGTAGTTGAAATATCTTGTAAGATACGACTTAATAGAGAAGTTACTCTTGCAGAAAGAATATGGTTGAATAAAATATGTGAGCATAACAAGTCTGCTGCTGGAATAAGAGATAGGTTTCTAAATAATACTGGAGACCTGTGTTGAACTAATGGCAAAGAATGAATTATTACAATTAAATAAGGCATTACAAGAATTTCAAAATGATAAAGAAGTTGATGATATTAATGAAGAAATTGGAGTTAAATCTGCTGGAAAGAAAGTAGTAACATACAATGTTAAATCAACCGATAGGGAAACAACTCGTGACCGTGTAGAAAAAGCACTTAAGAAACATTCAGTTGGTAAAATAACTCGTGAACAAAGAGCAGTTTCATCTATGGCTGTGACTGAATGTATTGGTAAAGATATGAAGTATGTTTTTGTGTACAAACCAACTAAAGGTGGTATGTCACAAACAACATTGAATGCTTCAATTACAGAATTATTTCCTTGTATAGCATTTGAGACAGGTATACCAGCTAGTAGGTCTGATCGTAATTCATTAAGAACATTTTATAATCAAATAATCAATGCTTACAGTCCTAGATTGAAATGTTTTTTAGATGATAGAGATGCTAAAGCAGGAAAAGAATTTATTGATAAGGCAGAGACAGGAAAGTTTGATGAAAAGGTTAAGAACGCTATCAATATTTTAAGATGGGTGCGACGTGTACATCATAAGCATCCTATTAAAGAAATATATTGGGGATATCGTAAGAAACCAGCTGGTGTAATGAGTAATCATCCAGGTGATATCTTTTTAAATTTTGGTACTGGTCCTAAAGGTAAGAAAAGAATATTAGGTGTATCACTTAAAGCAGGTGGTGCGAAAACAGATGAACCAAAACTTAATACTTATGTTAAACCTATCTTTGATTTCTATGGTAAGTCTAGTCAATATGAAAAAATCAAAGATCTCTTATGGCCACAGTATTTACAAATACCAGGTATAGACGAAAGTGATAAAGCAAATTGGGGTAAGAATAGTCTTGCTTTAAAAACATATGAGTTTGAAAAAGTAAATGAAGCAGAGTATAATAGATTATATGATATGAATTTAGCTATTATAAAGAATGAAATAGTTAAACTAATTAATGATAGAAATAATTTTGAAAAAACTAAGCAATGGTTGAGTGAAAAGGTAGCACAGCAGCAGCAAGATGTACCATTGGTTGTTGTAAAAGCAACAGAAGCATTTGCTAAAAGAGATAAGGCAAGTGATTTACTCATAGAAGCAGTTGCTTCTGTTAAAACTATAACTGCTAGTGTCCCTACAGGTGGTAGATCAAAGCAAGCATTTAATATTATGTTAGCTGATGGTTCTAAAGTTACTATGGACTTTACTACAAGAACCAATAAGGTGGGTGCAAACCATAAGTTAGGACAGTTCACTAACCTTGCGGTCAAGTTTAACAAGGTCAAACCAACTTAAGAACTGTCACACTGTCTATACAAATTCCCTAGATTCCTGTTATAATACGTGTATACGACAGGATACGATGCCAAACAAGCACCTAGAACACCCAGAAGATTCGATTCTTTCAGGTCGTAGGACAGCGATCAAGGCAATAAAAGAACTTGTTACAGTTACTAAACTGTCTGTTAAGTGGGATGGAGCACCTGCCATAGTGTTTGGTATAAATCCTACTAACGGTCAGTTTTTTGTTGGTACTAAATCCGTATTCAATAAGAGAAGACCAAAGATAAATTATTCACCTGAAGACATTGACAAAAACCATAAAGGTGCTGTTGCTGATATTCTTAGGCTTTGCTTTCGCCATCTTCCTAGGTACCACCGCATTATCCAGTGTGACTGGATTGGCGTTGGGGGAGGTAGCGTTTATCAGCCTAATACTATTGCCTATCATTTTCCTAGTCCAGTTTATTCTAGAATTATTGTAGCACCACATACAGAATACACTGAACTAAGTCCTAATGCAGAGGCAAAGATTGGTGTGAAACTACAATCATCAGATGATTGTTATATGGTAGATACTTCTAATGCGGAAGTAGAACCACCATTAGGATGGAAGCATTTAATAGCAGCATTACCATCAATTATATTATCAAAGACACCTAAATCACGCATGGAAATATCTAAACATATCAATTCTTTTGTGCGTGAAGGTAAGATTCCGCGTGCTCAAAAAATGTATGATGCTTTAGATGATAAATATAAGCATGAAGTCAACGTGTCTACGTTTAATACATGGCATTTGATCTTTCAACTGAAACATCGTCTTCTCAATGAGATATCTGTTAATGATGGAATCAAGTGTTACATAGATGATCAACCTTCAGAACATGAAGGGTTCGTGACCATCTCAGATAACCCATATAAAATTGTAGATAGACTGACCTTTAGTAGAGCAAACTTTAATCTTAGTAAAAATTGGACGCATGAAAAAGTTTAGTGCTTTTCTAAACGAAGCCCAAAGATCCTTTGCGGCTAAAGAAGCAGAGAAATTAAATCTGACTCACGTGGGGTATGGTAAGTACGCCGACGTAAGAGGTAATGTAACTCATATGAGTCAGCAAGGTAAGCTTGTAAAACTTACAGCAGATCAAAAAGCATCGGATCAAGAAAATGGAGGAGAAGAAACTGAGGGAGGCGAAGGTCAGGTCGATCAAGGTAGCATATCTATTACATTCGGAAGATTTAATCCACCTACTACTGGACATGAAGCTCTTATTAAAAAGGTAGCTAACACAGCAAAAGGTGGAGAATATAGAATATATCCATCAAGAACACAGGATCCTAAAAAGAACCCACTTGATCCTTCAACGAAGGTTAAGTTTATGCATAAAGCATATCCAGATCATGCTAATAGTATCGTTGCTAATGACGATATGCGTACTATATTTGACGTTCTTACTGCTCTTGATGATGAAGGTTATAGTAGTGTTAATATTGTTGTGGGTGGTGATAGGGTTAGCGAGTTTAATTCCTTAGCAACAAAATATAATGGTAAGGCATATAACTTTGATGACATTCAAGTAACTTCAGCAGGTGATAGAGATCCTGATGGTGAAGGTGTGGAAGGTATGTCTGCATCTAAATTAAGGAAGGCAGCAGCAGAGGATGATTATGATACATTTGTTGCTGGAATGCCTAAAGGGTTAAGCAGAAAAGATAGACAGGAACTTTATAATACACTACGTCAATCAATGCAAGTAGAAGAATTTGATGACTTTAGTGAAGTATCCTATAAACTATATGAAATTGCACCTAAGTTAGATCCAAAAGGATTGCGTGAAGCATATTATGATCAAGGTCTTTTTGCCGTTGGTTGTTTCGTAGAGAATATCAACACAGGAATCGTTTGTAAAGTTGTTAGTCGTGGTAGTAACTATGTTATTGCTATTGATGAGAACGATAATGTTTTCCGTACTTGGTTGAAAGATTTAAATGAAGTAAGTAATGAAGTTGCTATTAAAGGTTTTAATTTTAAACCTGCAGGTGAAGTGGGAACTGATGAACTTTCTCATGTTTTAAGAAGAATGACACCAGGTGAATTCATTAGGAAGATAAATAAAAAAGGTAGAATAACAACAGCACAATGAACCTCAACGAATTACCAGACATGACCGATGCACTTAAGCAAGTGTTTGAAGGCAAGAAAAAAGAAGATGCAAAACCAAAGCGTTGGCAGGATGACGATGGTGACGGTAAGTGGTACGAGAAAAGTGACGTTGATGGTAAGATCTCCAAGAGAGAGAAGAAAAAAATTAAGGCAGAAGCAAAAGAATGCTGTAAGAAGTGTGGTTCATATGAGCATACTACAGAAGAGTGTAAAGCAACTAATGAAGAGATTGAAAAGTATCAACAGTCTTTACAGGAAATTTCTCCTGACCTAGCACTTAAAGCATCTAAAGCTGCTGATGTCAAGAGAGGTAAACTTGCTGCTGCTGGTGATAAAGAAGGTGCTGCTAAGAAAAATGCACAGGCAGGTCGTCTTTATAAGGCACAAGCTAAGAAGAGACTTAACAGAGAAGAGACAGAAATCATTGATGATCTAGTAGAGTCTGGTCTATTTTCTGATGAAGAGATACAAGCAATTCTAGAATTAGGTGAAAAAACCGATGCTTAGTTTCCAACAACTACAAGAGAAGAAGACTAAGATTAAAATCAATCCTAAGAAAGAGGAGATGATGGAAAAGTCTGATGTTATAGATAGTGGTACATCTACAGAAGAACTTTATGACAGTCAAGAAGAAGTCGTTGAAGAAAGCTCAGAAGAAAGCGAAACTCAAACGACTCTGTTGACATTTGAAGAAAGAGCTGCTCGTAAAATGACTCTTAGGAATCTTCAGACTCTTAAGAAGAAGACGATTCCTGCTGCAAAGGCTGCAGAGGCAAAGAGAAAGAAGGAAGGTAAAGGAGAGTACTCTGCTGCATATAAAAAGAAAGAGACTGATGTCACCAACTATGATGACAAGGCTCCTGCTAAGAAGAAAGCAGCTACAGTAAAGAAAGCAACACCAAAACCTAAGGCGAAACCTGCTGCTAAGAAGACTGCACCACGTAAACAAAAAGGTGCTATGTCATATGATGGACCTAATAAGGCAGCAAGTGAAGCAAAGGATAGAGTACTTGCAAAGGCAAAGGCAAAGAAAGCAGAACCTAAGAAAGAAGCACCAAAGAAGAAGGCTAGTTTAACTGACAAAGCAAAAGATTTTATTAAGAAAGGTGTTAAGAGACATCGTAAAGCAACTCAAGGTGCAAGAGTATTTGGTAAGGGCGTAAAGGCAGGTGCTAAGAAGGCAGTTAAGTTTGCTAAGGATGTTAAAAAGGTTGTTAGTGAAGAGCAAACCTTTATGGATTTCATAAAGAAAGCTCAATCAAATAATATAAATCTTATACATAATACACACGTTGAAGAATCGTATGCAAGTCAAGAAAAAGTCTCAGAAGAAAGGTCAGAAGAAATCAGAACTGAGAACATCTTGACATTTGGTGAAGCAACTCGACTTAAGAAGGAGAAAGGTTACGATAAGGGAGGTACTAAGAAACCATCTGGAAAAAAGGATGCAGCCCTGTCATTCGTTCTTGATAAAATTAGGAAGGAACATGGTAAAGGTGCCGTGATGGGGCAAGGTGGTAGTAGGCAAGACAAGAAAAAGAAAGGTGAGAAATCTACTGCTGGTACTGGTAAGTATCTGAAGAGAGCACAAGATAAGAAAGCCTATGCTGCTAAAGCAAAGAAGGCAGGGTTTAAGTCTACTCAGGATTATACTAATACGATGGCTAGATACGGTGGAGAAGATAACTACAAGAAAGGGAGGGGTTTAGGTACATGATCGATGAAGGTAAACCTCATCCCCATGATAGTATGCCATTAGCAAATGGCACA